TGAAAGATGTTGATGATAATGGGAATCCAAAATATGCTAATTCAAGTTGGCGTGCTACTTTCGTTGGTTCAAAGCTTGAGGAAGCCAAGAAGCTTAAGGCGAGAGATAGGATTAAGATTAATTCTGGCACTATTAGCCATGAAAAGAGCAACAAGACTGGTGTTGACGGCAAGCCTCTTTATTTCTATAATGTGACTATCTTTGACTTTGATAAGATAGATTCTTCGGGTTCTTCTTCCGCAACCACTACTTCTTCTACGCCAAAAGCCACTGGCGTAATTGATTCCGAAGATGATTTGCCGTTCTAATGCGTAATTGTGGCGGGGGGGGAAAAAAAAAACCCCCCCCT